CTTTGGACTGTTCAGCTGGTAGTGTATTTACACATACTTCTGCAGGTACAACTACCTATGCTTTTTCTAACCCCCCGAGTTCTGGTACAGCTTTTACTTTAACTCTTATTTTAACCTCTGGTGGCGCTCATTCTATAACTTGGCCGGCATCAGTAACATGGACGGAAGGTGCAGATGCTCCTACTCATCCTGATTCAGGTGATGTTGGTTATTACAAGTTTGTTACTTCAGATGGAGGTACAAACTGGTATGGTCAAGCATTAAGCGCTGGCGGTGGTGGGGCGGCCCGTGGTGAAGTTACTTGGGCTGTCCCAGGCTCTTATTCATGGAACTGCCCAGAAGGTGTCACTTCTGTTTCTGCCGTTGCTATTGGCGGCGGCGGTGGTGGCGGTCCACAGAACTATTCATACGTTACCGGTGGCGGTGGTGGTGCTCTTGGTTGGAAAAACAATATATCTGTTACTCCTGGCTCGAATTATTCTGTAGTTGTAGGTGTTGGTGGTTACAGAGGTTTCCAATACTATGCTCCGCCTATTACTAGAGTAGCGGCGGTATCAGGCGGGCAAAGCTATTTCCAATCACCAGCTGTTTGTAGAGGAGGAGGTGGTGATGGAGGTAACCACAATCAATTTAATGGAAGCTTCCATACCACAGCTACAACATACGCAGGTGATGGTGGTGGACAAGGCGGGCGTGCAGGTAATGCAGGTAATAATGCTACTTATGGCGGCGGTGGTGGTGCTGGTGGTTATGATGGTAATGGTGGTAATGCTAACTGTTATAGTGGGTATAGTGGTTTTGAAGAACCAGCTGCATCCGCAACCGGTGGAGGTGGCGGCGCTGGTGGTGGCGCTCCAAACTATTGGCGTGGTGGCGGTGGAGGCGTAGGCCTCTTCGGTGAGGGACCAAGTGGTGCAAACGGCGGCTACCAGCAAGGTGGATTTAAAGGTTCAGGTGGACAAAATGGTGAAGGTTGGCAAACTTTTTCTGGAAATGGCGGTCGTGGTGGTCTTTTTGGTGGTGGTGGTGGCATTGCTGGCCAGATTCAATATAGTTCATATGCATCTGGAAGCGGTGCTTCAGGTGCTGTTCGTATTGTTTGGCCAGGTGATACAAGACAATTCCCATCAACCGATGTTGGTGACAGCTAATAACTTATAGAGGTAAAAATGTTAGTAAAATTAGATAAAAACGGTCAACCAGTAGAGTGGGGATTAAAAGATGATCATATTAGAATTTCTAATCCGAATACATCTTTTCCTAAAAAACTAACTGCTGAGCTTTTAGCAGAATTTGGTTATGCAAAATATGTGCATACCGAAATGCCTAATTATGAAGAAGACACTCAAGAAGTGGTAGAGGTTACACCACAGTTAGATCCAGGCGGTGAAATTTGGCTACAATGGTGGGAAGTACAAGAAAAATTTGATACTGAAGAAGCTAAAGCAGCGTTTCTAGCTGAAAAAGCAGCTACTGAAGAAGAAAATCTCATCCGTGATACAAAAATTAATAGAAATAGACTGTTGACAGAAACAGACTGGATGTTTGTTAAAGAGCAAGAAATAGCTGATTATACAGTACCAGATGCTTGGAAAACTTATCGTCAGTCTTTAAGAGATCTTTCTACACATGCGAATTGGCCTAATCTTACTGTAGATGACTGGCCTCAAGCACCAGGTGACCCGCTTTCAGGTTCGGTTGATTAATTTTATATAATTTTATAATGGTGAACAATGAAATTATTTTTTGATGATTATAATGATAATACATACACAGATTTTGAAGATATAGCAGTAGTATCATCGCGTGATAAACCTCAATGGTTTAAAGATATAAAACCATATATTTCTAAATACGAAGATCAATACTATGAAAATATTTTTGCTGTAGCAGAAAAAGATTGGAACAGTATTTTTGAAGATAAAATTGGTAAAACTATAAAGGTATGCCCAGGGATGCACTCCTTGTTCAGGCATACCTTATTACTTAAATTTCCAGAAAATATTTTTTTAGAAACTACCGCAGACGGTAATTATAGATGGAGAATACCTGAGACTAATCGGTTAGGTAATCCATTATTAACTGTTCAAAATCATAATAGTAGACAGGCAGTTGGTTTTGCTGATAATTATATAATTATAAAATTTTGTTATAATGTTTTTATTAAACCAGATGAAGAAATTAATTTAAGTTTTTTAGACCCTATATTATATAATGATCAGCCTTACAAAGTTTTACCCGGAATTGTCGAGCTAGGCGGTAAACGAAAAGGTGTTCAATTAAATATTATTTGTCTTCTACCTAAAAAAGATGAAAAATATATTTTTAAAAAAAATACTGTTTTGTGTATGATTCAATCTTCTAAGATAATTAAAAGTATATCTAAAGAAGATTTATCTAAGGATATTAATAAATCCATGAAAGGCATTGATTAATAAAATGGAAGTGACAGACGTTATTGATGTTAATAATTTAAAAGCATTTGTAATTGATAATACATTTAATAGCATAGATTATGATAAGATTTTACATGAGTGTATATTTTTATGTAATCCAGGTAAATTATTACCACCATTAAAAACATCGTCAGCAGTGGATTCAGATGGTACACCTCTCAAATCTAATAGAGCTTTATTTTTAACTGAAGCATATAGAGATCCAGAAATTTCTGATATTGTAAATATTTCTAAAAAATTAGCAAGTAAAGAACTTTTTGAATCTTTTAGCGAGCGAGATTATTTGTATAAAACTTATATTAATATTAACGAAATAAGTACTTTATTAAGTTATTATGAGAAAGAAGATTTTTATAGACCTCATAGTGACCACGCAACTTTTACAATGTTAACTTGGATCTATCAAGAACCTAAAGCTTTTAAAGGTGGGGATTTAATATTAAATTACAAAGATAGAATAGAATGTAAAAATAATAGATCTCTAATTTTTCCTTCATTTATTAGACATGAAGTAACACCTGTAGAAATGGAAGAAGAAAAGTTAAACCAAAAATTAGGTAGATTTACTATATCTCAGTTTTTTCATATTAATCCTAATCATCACTAGTTACAATCTAACTATTATAAATATAGGAAACAACAAAGGGGTTTCCTATGGCTCTACCAACTTCACGTGAAGAATTAAAATCGTATTGTCTTCGTAATCTCGGTGCCCCGGTCATCGATATTAATGCTGATGCTGAACAGCTTGAAGATAGAATTGATGAAGCTATAGAATATTATAGAGACTATCATTTTGATGGTACTGAAAGAGTATTCTATAAACATGTGGCCACAGCAGCTGATATAGCGAACGGTTATATTACAGTACCAGATTCTATCTACGGTGTTACCGGTTGTTTTACTTTAGGTGGAACATATTCAGTAAATAATCTTTTTAACGTTCGTTATCAAATACATTTAAATGATTTGTATGACTTACTTCAGTCATCTATTGTTCCATATACAATGGCTATGACGCATATTAATATGTTAGAAGAAACATTTGTTGGAAAACAACCAATCAGATACAACAGACATACCAATAAAGTTTATATTGATACTAGTTGGTCTGATAAAATTCCTGAAGGTTCATATGTTATTCTTGATTCGTATCAAGTAATTGATCCAGATGTAAATACTGATATGTATTCTGATCGCTGGTTATTAAGATATACAACAGCTTTATTCAAACGTCAATGGGGTGAAAATCTTAAAAAGTTTGAAGGTCTTCAAATGCCAGGTGGTTTGACTTTTAACGGTCAAAAAATCTGGGAAGAAGCTATGGAGGAAATTCGTAAACTAGAAGATGAGATGATTTCAAGCTACTCTCTTCCAGTTCATGATATGATAGGTTAATCATGGCTACCAATAAGTATTTCAATAACTTTTCATACGGCCGCGAACAAGATTTAGTTGAAGATTTAACTATCGAAGCAATTAAAATTTACGGTCACAATGTAAAGTATCTTCCTCGTACAAGAGTAAACACGGATAATTTATTCGGTGAAGATACTTTATCTACGTTTAATGAAGGCGTAGATATCGAAATGTATATTAAAAATACAGAAGGTTTTGAAGGAGAAGGTGATCTTTTATCTCGTTTCGGTTTAGAGATTAGAGATAGTGTTACATTTACAGTAGCTAGAAAACGTTTTGATCAGTCGATAACGTCACCTAAGATACTTACTGAAGTAGGTTATAATATGATATTTGAAGATGGAAGCACAACTACACCATCAAGACAATATCTAACTGGTTCTCAAGATACAGACTCTTTTATGTTAGAAGGTGATGATTATCTTAATACTATTAATAGACCACAAGAAGGTGATTTAATTTATTTCCCGCTTGTAGGTAAGTTGTTTGAGATTAAATTTGTAGAGCATGAGCAAATATTCTATCAAACTGGTAGACTTCAAACTTATGATGTTCGTTGTGAATTGTTTGATTATAGCTCAGAACGCATTGATACTGGCAATACTGAAATTGATCTTATTGAAACTACATATTCTCTAGATACACTTGGTTATGAATTTACACTTGAAGATCAAGCAGGGATAGTTAATCTTGAAGACGGTGGTTCATTACTTCAAGAGTATCAAATTGAAACAACAGATAATTCTGCTAATAATACTTTCTTCCAAGTAGAATCTGAGAGTATTCTAGACTTTAGTGAGACTAATCCGTTCTCAGAAATTGATAGGTACTAATTATGTTTGGTAGAACTTTTTATCACGGTACAATAAGAAAATATGTTACTGTATTTGGTAATATGTTTAATGGTATATATGTACAAAGATTTGATTCTTCTGGTAATAGAATACAGAATATTAAAGTACCAATCGCTTACGGTCCAAAAGAAAAGTTTCTAGTAAGACTAGCTCAGGATCCTAATTTAGATCAAGACGTTGCTATTTCATTACCAAGACTAGGTTTTGAGATGACTGGTATAAACTATGCTGCTAATAGAAAACTTCCATCTACATTAAAACATTCTAAAGTAAGTAGAAACGATAATACTAAACTTACTACACAGTACATACCTGTACCGTATGATATACAGTTTACTCTAAGCGCGTTTGTACGTAATGCTGATGATGGTACGCAAATTGTAGAACAAATCCTTCCATACTTTCAACCTGAGTGGACAAATAATATTAAACTTCAACCAGAAATGGATTTAACTTATGATGTTCCATGTGTTCTAAATGATGTAAATGTTGAAGATACATATGAAGGTGATTTTGCTGCAAGAAGAGCGTTAATTTGGAATTTTAACTTTACTATGAAAGGTTTTGTATTTGGACCTATTTCAACATCTGGAACAATTCGAAGAGTAATAGCTGGAGTTGGAGATTTAGATAATAATACAACTATAGAGCAAATAAACACACAACCTGGGGTAAAAGCTGACGGCACACCTACTTCAAATAATGCATTATCTATACCTGTAGATCAAATTGAAGCAGATGATGCTTATGGTATTGCAAGTGATATAAATGATGTCTAAAAAATCAAATTTTGAAAATAATTTCGAACAAATTTTTAATCTTCCAGATAGTCCTCCTCTAGTAAAAGATATCGAGGTAATAAAACCTGATACAAATTCTAAAGATGCTGATATTGAAAATGATTACAAATATGCAAGAGAAAATTTATATAATGCTATTGAACGTGGTTCTGATGCATTAGAAGAATTAGTAGAGCTTGCAAAGCAAAGTCAAAGTCCAAGAGCATTTGAAATCGTTGGACAGATGATAAAAACATTAACTGATGCTAATAAAGACTTATTAGAAGTACAGAAAAAAGTAAAAGACCTTAAAAAACAAGAACAATCAAAAGGCCCTAATAATGTAACTAATGCTCTATTTGTAGGTAATACTGCAGAGCTTCAAAAATTGCTTAAGGATAACAAATGATAGAAAATAGATATAACGTTAAGTTATTACATGTTGTTGATGGTGATACTGTAGATGTAGATATTGATCTTGGCTTTGGAGTGTGGCTTCATGATGAGCGTGTTCGCATTATGGGCATTGACACACCAGAATCACGTACATCCGATAAAGTAGAAAAAGTATTTGGTCTCGCTGCAAAAAATAGACTCAAAGAATTATTAGAAAAAGATGCACTTCTAGTCACCACAGAAAATAAAGACGGTGAAGATATGAAAGGTAAGTTTGGTCGTATATTAGGAGACTTTATAGTAGGTGATAAACGCGTAACAGATATTATGATTGAAGAAGGTCACTGCGTTGCTTAC